ATTCCAAATCAGCATAACTTCTGCAGATGATGCCATTGCAAAGAAGATAGAGCGTGGCGTTCCACCACCATCAAAAAGGCTTGAGATGATGAAAACTCTTTCAAAGACAGGGTGCGAAGTCATGTTAAGAATGCGTCCTTACATCATTGGTTATACAGACAGAACCTTGGAAGAATTGTTGGTTCGTTCAAAAGACGCAGGGGCAACGGCTGTGAGTATGGAGTTCTTTTGCCTAGAAAGGAGGGCAGCAGGATATTTAAGGCGTAGATACGAACAGATGAGTGAAGCCTTAGGGTTTAATATTTTCGACTATTACAAGCATCTTAGCAAGGGTTCTGGCTATTTGAGATTGAATTCAAACACAAAGGCTCCTCATGTTGAGAAGGTCTATAAGTTGTGTCGTAAGCTAGGAATGAGGTTTGCTTGTAGCGATGCACATTTTAAGGAATTGAACGATACGGGATGTTGTTGCGGGTTAGATAATACTTGGAACTGGTCAAGAGGGCAGTTTACAAATGCCTTAATCAAAGCAAGAAAATGCGGAATAGCCTGCATGAAAGATATTGAACAGGATAGAGAATGGGAACATCTATGGAAGTTTTCGGAGGTGAGGAATTGCGGAGATTGGAAGAAATATCGAAAGTTTAAGAATGTAACTTGCAAGATGGCTAAGGATAATATCTGGAATGACCCTCAAAATCCAAGCTCTCCGTATCAATACTTTGATGGACGATTAGTTCCTCAATCGCTAGACGAGAATCAAAATGTTGTGTATGGATATGTTCCGCACAAAATGGAGAGCCAGATAACTAATGAGGATAGCAATACCAAGTAAAGGTAGACCTGAGTTTACTTCGAGAAATGTCTTCAAGAATCCCCTCGTGTTCGTTGAGCCACAAGAGGTTGAGGCTTACACGAAAGCAAATCCCACCCTTGAGATAATCAATATCGGTGAGTCAGGAAGAGGAATATCCTTTGTCCGCAACTTTATAATCAATTATATGGATAATGAGATATATGGCGTTTCCGATGATGATATCCTCAGCATCTATGAAGATGTCAAAGGAAAGTTTGTTAAGCTAACAGATGATGCTCGCATGCTAGAAGATGTTGAGAGCATGATGAGTGCTTTGAAGATGACAGCCTTAGGGTTTCCACCAAAGGCATATGCCTGGTGTCAAACAAAGCTGATTAAAAGAGATGGGAAAATACTGAATATAATTTTCTTCAATGGTAAGTTGCTAAAGCCAATCAAATACGATAACAATCTTAGAGGGTTTGTTGATGTTGATATGGGGTTGCAGATAATCCGTTCTGGCAGAATATCTTACACTTATAATAAATATACATATGAAAATATTCCTTACGGAGAACAAGCGGGAGGGATAGGAGAAAGAAAGCTTGATGAGATGTTAAAGAGGGTAGATTATCTTAATGAAAAGTGGGGCTTTGGAACAGTTAAGCCAGTTATCAACAAGAAAGAAAAAGGGGAGCGGATAGCTCTGCGGATAAAATGGAAAGGATGAAACAATGGATGCTATTATAAGTTTTAATAAGCTAAGCGACAACAGTATTCTGGCACACAACAAGATAACCAAGTTCTTAGCCAGTTATTTTGGAGGAGAAGTTTTAGATAGCAAAGAAAAGATGGTTGCTTCTATGCTAAAGCCATACGATAGAGTGTTCATTGTCAATGGGCTTGAGTGCTTCTGTGATTATCGGGAAGAGATGCGTAAGTTTGTAGGGTTTCATGCCCATTGCAAACTGTTTTGGGCAACCAATGATTATAAGCTAACTCCATCGAAACAATTAAGAGAATTGATGGAAAGGAATAATACGACACTACTTACAACTGTCGAAGAAGCGTTGCATAAACAAAAGTTCTACAAGAAATATGTGTATGTCAATTGGAATTCCTTAACCATGAACAAGAACTTTGATTACACGAAGATAAACAAACGGCATGGTCTTATTTACTATGGTGCTTATCGGGAGGGAAGAGTGGATTCGTTCGAGAAATACTTTAAGAATGTTCCTTACACCGTTCTTATCAGCACAACAAGGTCTAACCTCGAGAAATTCCGTGCTTTAAACGAGCAAATCAAATTGTTCCCACCATTCGGCTGGGCAAATGCAATCTCAGAGCTAAGTCTTTTCAAATACAGCATTTACATTGAGGATAAGGCATCACACAAAGCATATTGTAGCCCTGCAAACAGATTCTATGAGTGCTTATCAAGTGGCGTAGTGCAGTTCTTCGATAAAGAATGCAAACACACATTCGATAGGGCAGGGATTGATGTCTCTGAATATATTGTGGATAGTCCCGCAGAGATACAGGAAAAGATGGATTGGGTTGAGAAAGACTTCCATACTCACGCTGAAAAACAAAGGGGATGGGTAGAGGATACCAAAGAGGAGATAGCCAACATAATTCGAGGACTCAATGGCTAAACCCAAAAAAGTTAAAAAGAAGTGGGGATGGTATAAGGTATTGTTTGAGGGCAAGGGATATAAGATAAAAAAGCTATGCCTTTCGCCAAACAAAGAAACACCTTTACAAAGACATAGTCTCAGAAGAGAGGTATGGATTCCTCTGGATGGCGGAGAGATAAAGATTATAGAGAAAAACGAGTGGCACAAACTAAACAACAAATCACCCAAAGCCTTTATGCTAATAGAGGTTCAATCGGGTTGGTGCAGAGAAAGAGACTTAGAGAAGTCAGAAGGATAAGGCATATGGAGGAGGACAATAAACTAAATATGCAACCTGTTGATATACAAGGAGATGATTTAAATGCAGAAGAGTATTATCGGCAGAAGCATCCTGGCGGTAGACCGCCGATAGAGCAGAACATCAAGTTGCAGATGGAATACATGAAGATGGAACACATGGCAGTCGTATTGAAGATGACTAATCAAGCCATTGCTACATACTTCAATGTGAGCGTAGGCAAAGTAAAGAATGGTAGAGCGTGGGTAAGAAAGAACTTTGAAAGACTTTCTCCTGAGGATTGCTTATCAGAAGCAGAGTTCTTAATCAATGCACGCATACGGGACTTGGATAAAACAATTAATACTCTTGAAGAAGGCACTCCTATCCTTGATGTGATGGGCAATGCATTGTTGGATGAAAATGGCAAGCCGTATCTGAAGAAGCAGTATGACTTGATTCTCAGGCATAAGCGGGAGCGAGCCAACTACGATAAGATGTTCCTAGAAGCCAGAGGGTTGTCTAAGGTCAATCAATTCATTCAACAGCAGAATAATATTCGAGTTGAGGGCAATATAAACATGGTAACTGTCAATCAATTGGCTTTAATTGACATTATGGAAGAAGACGATAGAGCCACATTCTTAAACTTATTGGAGAAATATGCTAAACCGCCAGAATAAGAATATAATCCCTAATGTTGCTCCTAACGAATTTACAGCAGATGGGGCATGGCATTTGGTGTGGAATCAGAAGCATCCAGAATATATTGAACGACCAGTTGATGTAAAGACCTTCATCAATAGTCCTTTATATATGAATGCTGAGAATGAGTGTTGGGAAGTTATTAAAGACGACCTAAAGGATTTGTTTCAAGGATATGATGACCCCGAGGGGAATTGGTTTTATAACGAAGCTGTGTTCGATGAGGGGATTGGTGCAGGAAAGTCTTACAAGTCTTCTGTCATCATCACCTACATGATTTATAGAACTCTGTGCCTTAGAGACCCATATAAATATCTACACTTAGCTAAGGGTTCAAGCATTTACTTTATCAATATGTCTATCCGCAGCGGACAAGCCAGAAAGGTTGTGTTTGGTGAAATTGCACAAAGAATAAACAATAGCCCTTGGTTTCGTTCAAGAGGTTTCCTTCCAGACCCCAAGGTTCTCTCCGAACTTCGCTTACCGAAGAATATAGTCGTGATTCCTGGAAATAGTAAAGAAACCTTTCCTTTAGGGTTTAACTTATTGGGTGGGGTTATGGACGAAGCAGCGTATTACACGGATACTGAAGACCACGATGTTGCAGAAGAAATGTTTAATGCCCTCTACAATCGTATTAAGAATAGATTTGGCAGGAAGGGAATGCTTGTTATGATTAGCTCGCCTAGATATGTTGATGACTTTATCGAAAAGAAGATGGAGGAAGCTAAAACAAACAATAAGATATTCACTAGGCGAAGAACATCATGGGAAAGTAAGCCTAAGAGCTTATTCTCGGGAGAAACATTTGTGATGGAGGGATTCACTATCCCAATTGAGTTTGAGACTGAAGCCAATAGAAACTGGGAACGATTCAAAAGGGATATTATGGCTATCCCCTCACTTGTGCTTGAGCCATACTTTAAACAATGGGCATTGGTTGAAGCAGGAGTTGACCCGAGTATACCTAATCCGCTGAACAAAGAAGGCAGAATCCGTGCTGACTTACAAGGCAAAAAGGGGAAGATGTATTATATTCACATTGACTTGTCTTTAGTCTCGGATGCAACTGGCGTAGCAATGTGTCATATGGATGGTGGCAAGATATATGTGGATTTGATGATGCAGATAAAGGCGGAGAAGGGAAGGGAGATAGACTTAGCGGAGATTACAGGGATTGTTTATGGGTTGAAGGGAATGGGCTTTGACATTGTTAAGGTTACTTATGACCAATTCCAATCCGCCAGCTCTATTCAAGAATTAAACAAGCATGGGTTCAATGCAAGCAAGCTTTCAGTTGATAGGGATTTGGGACCATACGAAACTCTCAAGGAAGGAATCTACACAGGAACAGTTAAGTATTATCGCTATGAGCCAGCCATGATGGAGTTGAGAAGATTAGAACTTATCAATGGCAAGAAAGTAGACCACCCTAACAATGGCTCAAAAGATGTGGCAGATGCTTTAGCAGGAGCAGTGTTCAACTGTGTTACTAACCAGAATAACTTTAAGTTTTGGGTAGCAGGCGGAACGAGAGCAGAACAAACTCCTGAAGAAATAAAGAAAGACATGGAAACCAAAACTGCCGATGGTCTAGTTCCTTACGGGCATTATCGGGGAAGGAGAAGATAACGAATGGCTAAGCTTACAATACCAGCACCACAGAATAAGAAGCGGAGAGAAGAGTTTATGAAGAAGAATCCTAACTACCACAAGAAACGAGGGAGAGGGAAATGAAAGAAATCAAAGCAACTGAACCTTTACGATGGATAGGCAGGTCAGTATTCTTAGCAGGAAGCATCGAGATGGGGACAGCAGAGAAGTGGCAAAAGAAGATAGTAGATGGTCTCAAGGGCAAGAAGGTTACAGTTTTAAACCCTCGAAGAGATGATTGGGATAGCACTTGGAAGCAGGAGATTACTGATAAGAAGTTTAAAGAACAAGTGGAGTGGGAGCTTAAAGCACTAGAGCTGTCGGGCATGGTAGCAATGTATTTCGACCCTAAGTCCAAATCACCAATCTCTTTGCTTGAGCTTGGTTTATATGCTGAGAGTGGTAAGCTTGTTGTTTGTTGCCCTCAAGGATTCTGGAGAAAAGGGAATGTAGATATCGTTTGTGAAAAGTATGGAGTTCCTCTGGTAAACACATTAAAAGAACTGACGGAGGCAATATGGGAGAGATTATCTTTGTAGTATTGTTGGCAGGTGGATTGCTTATACCCTCAGCAATAGCAGGGCAGTGGTGGTTATTCGCTGTATTCATGGTATTCTTTGTATGCTTCGGCTTAGTCGAATGGCTAGCAGTGGCTAAAACAAAGCGGTCAGTATCCCAGCATTTCTGGGAATATTCTAAACAGCACAAAACAGGAGCTTGGATTGTCTTGGGAGGGATGTTGATAGCTTGGCTGGCACTCCTATGGCACTTAGCTGCAAAACTTTTATAATGGATGAGTTCGAGAAATTGGGCATAGGAAGGAACGATGCACTTGTTGAGGTTGATTGCGGGAGACAACCCAAGTGCTGTGAGCATCCTAATTGGATTAGGGAGATGGGTGCTAAGTTCTTTTGTAAGTGCCTCAATTGCGAAAGAAGATGCAACTATTGCAATGCGGATTACATGAAGCCATGATATATTGTCCGCAATGCGAAAAGACAACCGAAGAAGATATTAAAACAAAAGACATAAAGGCATATAGGATAACAACAACCTTGTGTGGTGAGTGTAGAAATGTTTTAATTTGTATAAAAAGATTGATTCGAAAAAAAAGTAAAAAATAATTGACTTATTATATATGGAATGATATTCTAAAAATAGAAGTTGGGAGAAGGGTTGCAGAATTGCAACATAGTCCCGTTACACAAGTTATAAACATTTCGAACACCTTACTGCTTTCTCGACGAGAGTGGTAGGGATTTTTATTGCCCAAGGAGGAAACATGGAAAGATTAGAAACGCTTAAAAAAGATATGATGCAAGTTATGGAATGGAGGAAGTCTGGAAAGCCATTAACTAAGGAGCAGGAATATCTTGCAAACAAAGTTGTTGATGAGATGATTTCGATAAAGACCTCTGGGCAAACAGGGTGTCAACTCATCTCTAAATCCAATATTGATTTTATAAAAGGACAACAACCTCAACCAGATGGTAATGCAGTTGCAGGCATTACACAAGATGTTGTCTCTAATGTGCAAGACACTTCTGGTGAGTTTCCACTCAAGACAAAGAAAAAGATTTCAGTTGTAGATTCTGTGGAAAAAGGAATTAAAACATTACAAGGAGAGAAAGTTGTGAATCTTCCAGATGATGTAAGAAGAGCTC